TACAAAACCCGCTGGAGCAGCGGAAACGTTGCACGGAAAGAGGTCTAATGTGATTTGCACGTTATTTTCCTAATCTTCGAGCCATTGCACGGAACGTTACGCCCGCTGCTCGTGCTAATTCGGCGATGGAGACGCCTTCTGAGTGTAAAAACGTCGCTAGTTCGGTAAGTTCGGTGTTTGCAGAGCCTTGAAGCGAGGATAAACCCATTCCAGAGCGGTAACTGCGTGCCAGAGGTGCTAAATAACGTAGACGTTGGGTATCTGCGTCAGAAATGCCTGGCGATAGTGGTTTCTTACGTTGATAGCCACGTTTTGGAGTGAAATTAGGCGGAAATGGCAGTTTTTGGTCTGTTTTGTGGGTAAAATCTCCCATTTTGACCCAATATTGGACTGTAGAACGCCCAACTGGGGTAGAAAATGCGTTTCCTATCGCCTGAAGAGTCCATCCAGCCTCAAACAACTGCCTTGCTCGACAGTAGAGAGCCTTTTTTGCCTTCCCAAACGAACGGAGGAGGTCAGTTTCACTTTGGGGAAGGTCTTCTTCCCTTGCATAACGTCGACGGTCTTCCATAAAGTACACTTTAGCATCAATGTACGAGTCTTATATTCTTAGGGGCGTCTGAAATCTTCTGTACTGACGACTAAGAATGATACATTAACGTATTTTGCCTTTGGCTTGCGAGTTGGAAGTCGTAGTCCGGGACGCCTTTCGTAATCGTTTCCTGATTTCCCTAGAGACCCCCCATCGGGCATCGTTTGGAGGCGAACGAAAATCGTTTGGATACGAATGGAAATCGTTATGACACAAACGAAAAACATTTGGACACGAATAAAACTTTTTCCAGCAGATAAATCCAGAGGCATCGACACATAACACAATGTCATTAGGATACAAACGACTTAGGTCATCGACTAGATGACAAACAAAATCATTAGGACACAAACAATTTATTTATTACATAGACACACATACATACACACACATACACAGACACATAGACACACACATACACACACATACATACACACATAGTCATAGACACAGACACACATACACACAGACACATAGGTCAGACATACATACCCACCCACCTACCCACCCAGTGATACACATACACACATACATACCTAGCCCACCCAGATACATACACACAGACACACCACCTAGATACACCCACCCACCTACACACATACACACATACATAAGTAGCCAGACCAGATACATACACATAGGCACACACACATAGGCAAGAGGTTAGGTAATCCTAAGTTCAGCACAATCACATAAGCACACATAAGCAAGCATCACCTACCTACATAGCCCATACCCGCAACACTAGGACACCCCCGCAAATTAGCCCGCAGAATGGAGTTGCGTTATCAACTACTATCTGATACCATTAGTAGTGTAGGACTAATAGATAAGGACATCCCGCAATGACAGACAGACAACCAGACTTCAGAGAGTCAGTAGCAACAGACCCATTCGCAGGGGATGACATCAACCTACCGCTTTGGTCAGAGATTCTACCTAACCTATGGCAAGGTGGCACATTCGACAATGACAGAGTTGGAGACAGACATCACCAGTTCGACATCCCAGCCATTACCCGCAAGCAATTCGATAGTGTCTACACCTTCTATGCTTTTGCTAACCCAGTGGATTGGGAGGTCAAGGAATACCGCTTTGGCTACTATGACTCACCAGACACAGACTTCCCTATCGCAGAGTTCAAGAGGATAGTCTCGATGGCTCACGCAGATTGGAAACGAGGGGAGAAGGTTCTCATTCGATGCCAAGCGGGATTGAATAGGTCAGGCATCATCACTGCCCTAGTGTTAGTTCGAGAGGGCTACTCGGCAAGAGAGGCTATCGACCTTATGCGACAGACCCGCCACGATTATGTTCTGTTCAACAAACACTTCGAGAGTTGGCTACTCAAGCAACCCGCAGAGTATTGGCGAGACTAACGAATACGGAATAGGCTACTCTTCGAGTCAGGCAATCGCCTAGCACCCATAGACTTCGCTGTAATCTTCCCACCAGTGAAACCCGCAGGTGGCTTGATTAGCAATGCTGTAAGAGCGTGAACCAGAGCATCAACTCGGTCAGGCGACTTACCCTCACCTGGAACCCAAGAGACCATTTGCGATTCTAAATCGGCAAGGTATCCGATGTGGTGAACACGACCCTGTTCATAAGCAAGAGTGATTGGCTCGGCTCGAAGAGCCTTTCCGTATTTAGAGTGAACCTCTAGCACCTTGATACTAGGGTCAATGGTGTTGATAGCATTACGCACCAACGCACCACCTTGATTGACTTCGGCAACGACAGGGCAACCCCACTTGCGAGCCATCGCAACTACTCGGTTAGCCCACACATCAGGAGAGCCAAGCACGCTCGCATCTTCAAGCACCCAAGCCTCTCGCTTGTATAGGTCTCGCTCACCAGTAGAAGACACGACCACAATGCCACACTCATCACGAGGGTTCTCGGCTACTGAAGGGTCTACACCAATCACCCGCAATGGAGTAGATGAAGGGTAAGCAGATTGGCGATGCTGTTCGATTAGTTCATCGACCCACAACGCACCTTCAACGCTGTCGAGCATCTCACCATAAAGTTCTTGTTGAGCGAGGCGAGTTCCCGCATACACACCAGTAATCGCATCGAGATAAGCGTTCGACAAGTTTCCAGAGTTGTCCATAGTTGAACCACGACTAACCACAACACGACCAGTGTTCTTCGCCTCATCCAACAACTTGTAGAGCAATGGCACACGCTTAGGCGTGGTGGTAATCATAATCTTAGGGTTAGCACCTAGACGAGTTCCAACACGAAGGTTATCGAAGGCGGTCATACCAGCAGCATCGGGAGTCTGTCTCCAAGCAGCAACCTCATCGCCCCAAGCGTGTGTGAATTGAGGACCACGCAAAGAGTCAGGCTCATCAGCAGTAAAACAAGTGGCAGTGTTTCCGTTGGGCCAAGTCAAGCGTCTCTTCGATGGCTCATAGAGTGGTCTCTCACTAGGTGGAGACACATTCATAATCCCAGACTCACCTTCGACAATAACATCTCGCACATCGGCTGCTGTTCTAGCGACCAGAGCGAAACGCCTTTGACCAGTGGTTGTGTATTTCGCCTCTTCACGAACCCACTCTGCCGCTGCCCTTGTCTTACCAGCACCACGACCAGCGAGATACATCCAGATAGCCCAATCGCCTTCAGGTGCTTGCTGTTCAGGTCTACCCCAAACAGACCAGTCCCACATAAGGGCATCGGCATCCAAGCCAGATAGGATAATCGCCCTCTCGTCATCAGGCAAGAGAGCGATTTGTTCCATAATAGATTTAGCCATAAGGCTATTGTATCTACTAGATGGATACCCTATTCTTCTCGGAGATAGGTTTGTAGACCTTACTCAATCCGTTCTCGCTTGTCTTGTAGCCATAGCGAGCCAGACGGAAACGAATAGCAGAGTGAGACACACCTAACCGCTTACCCAAGCGATAGAGTGGCACGCCCTCAACAGAGTGAGCGTGGTCTAGCAGTCTCACATACTCTTCAGCCTCCGCTCGGAATCGCATAGCGTTAGAGCGAACCTGTTGAGCCAGTGGCTGTAATTCAAGCAAGCGAGCCAGTGTTTCAGGTGAAGGCTCGACAAACTCACGAGGCTTTTTCTCAGGGTAGTTCGGTGGAGATGGAATCGCGAAGGAATCATCGAGTTCAATGCTCATCGCAGAGTTCTCGATAATAATCTGTCGCACTCGCTCACGAGTCATTCCGCAGACTTCAGCAATGCTTGTCAGAGTCCATCCAACATTACGCAGGTTGCGAATGTATTGGTTTCTCTCATCAACATCGTTCAGGGTTAGAAACTTAGCCCGCACTTCAGGCGGGAGGTTGATTAGTTTCTTGATTTGTTTCACTTTGTATTTTCCTTATTCTCTTATACTCGTTGTGCCAGCAGAGCCGACACGATAGCAGATGAACCCAGAGCAATCGGCAGAGCGACAGCATCGGGAATGAAGATAGCGACCAAGATAGCCACTACCGATAGCACGACTGCCAAAACAGCAGACCAAACAACATCTCGAAGACGGATGAACCAACTAGGCATTACTTGTCGCCCTTCTTCTTTTTAGGAGCGACTACACCAAGCAATGCGATGTCTTCGTCATTAGCAGGAGTGTCATACCAATCGGAAAACTCTTCCCTGTGAGCCTTACGCTCAACCGCGAAGACCACAGATACGATTCCGACCACCAGTGAGAGTGCTACAAGAATCAGCACGATAACTTGAATCTCCAACATTAGGCGACCTCTTCCTTCTTCGATGCTTGCTCGGTTGCGATGCGATAGCCTTCATCCCAAGCCATCCGCAAGTTGTATAGGTGTTGATAGTGTTCTACCTTCGCCCACCAATCGAAGAAGAGTTCTTCCTTCTTGCGACTAGCAAAATACTCTTGCTTTTCTTTGCTTAGTTCTTCCATTAGTTCAAGACCTTTCTCGTCTCGTTGTAAATGTCAGAGACCACATTCGCCCAGATGCGAGGAGTGTGTGTCTCCGCTTGATAGCCACCCGCACCACCGATAAGCACACGCCCATCAGTGAATCGGTTAGCCAAGTCAGCAACTACCTTCGAGGCATAGTGGTAGCCATCGTAGGTATACTTCAGACCCCAATACTCGCCTTCGTGTCCATCAGCACCAGTTGCCAATAGAATCACATCAGGCTTGTAAGCCTCCAACTTCTCGGCAATGTCGTCAATCGCCCAAGCGAACGCATCATCACCTTCACCTGGTTGTAGAGCGTAGTTGTAAAACTCCTTGTCAATGTTCTGATACAAGTAGTTCTGCTCATCTTGATTCCGTAGCCAAGTGTCAGAGTGGAGTGGATAGATTCCGTGTCCGTGAATCGAGAAGGTAGGAATCCCAGAGTCCTCTAGCAAGTTCTGAACACCATCGCCCGCATTGACATCCCAGTCAATGTAGACAGGTCTCAAGCCAGCCTTCTGAAACTCAAGGGCAGCCCAAGCGTGGTCATTGAACACGCAGAAGCCTTCCGACCATCCGTATTGAGCGTGGTGCTTTGCTCCCTGTGGATTGAAGCCCACACGAATCTCACCAGCAATCATCTTCTCGACCAAGCGAGCAGTTCCCGCAAACATCTGAAGAGCGACTTGACCCAGTTCAGGCTTTTCGCCAGTCCAATCGTGGCTCACACCCTTGTCCAGCACTTCTGCCACATAAGCAGGTGAGTGGATGCTCTCTAGGCGTTCTCGGTCTCCCGCATCGACTTCAGGCTCGATTACGACTACATCACTACCCAGTTCATTCACTAGATACTCCGTAGCCAACTTCGCACGAATAGGCTTTGTCGGGTGAGTTCCATCACCATTACCCAGTTGCCACTTGAGATAATCATCTCCGTAAGCAATGTGTAGTTTGTCTTTTTGATTTGTCATTTTGTATTTCCAATCTGTTGATTTGTTTTAGTTTATCTGTTATTTAGTTTTATGTCAAAGAAGGGGTGGAAAACCACCCCTCCCCTGTAAAAAATCTGGAGTTTACTCTTCGTAATCCAGAAACTCTAGGTAATCTAAGTCTCGGCTTAGTGCCTTCGCAAGCAACCGCAAGACTATGATTACTCCCACCAGAGCGATAACGATTACCGCTAGGATGGCGATGATTGTGATTAGTAGCCAGTCCATTAGAAGATACTTCCCTTCTGACGCTTACCAGCACCCTTGAAATCGGCTTTGTCATACAACTTGTATGAAAGCCAGTCCAGCCTCTTAGATACCACATAGAGAGCGACAGCAGACTTCCGCACTATCCAGTAAAGCGTTTGATAAAAGATTCTCATCTTGGTTCTACGACCTCTCTGATTACGATTACTGATTGGTTAGGAGATACGACTACATCTAGTCCGTAATCCGTATTGTTCACGAACTTGATTCTTCGCTTGCTTTTACGACCAGCGATGAACATAAATACCATCGCAGGTATAACTGCCCATAGTGCGACCATCTTATTTCCTTTCGTCTCTATAACAAGGTTATCATCTATGATGACTTATGTCAAGTCATTCCATAGATTTGCGACCCCAGATGAACCCAATCACTAGGAATACTCCAGCAGAGATTAGGCTCACCCCAAGCACCAAAGCCCACATTAGTTTGACTTGCCAACTACTTCCCAAGTGAAAGGCTTGTCGCCCATAAGTTCTTTGGTTGAGTTGATAATCTGCTCTGCCTTTTCCCAAGTATGAACTTCATAAACAGGATGAACATTAGCAACTTCATCGTGGATGATTAGTGAATAGATTTTCATTTTGGTTGTCCCTTCGGTTTATCGTAGAGTTATCTCTACTCTTTTAGTGTATCACACTAATCTACTTCAGGCAAGATTCCCAGGCGGTTTTTTAGTTCAATTTCTGCCTTCTTGAAGAGTTCAGAGAACAAAGCATCGGCGTTAGGATTTTGAGCAGACTCGACCAGATACTCAACCGCAACGATAATGTTGAACAGAGCCTCATCGCTAAAGTCATACTCGTTGTTGAAATCAAGAATCTTGTTGTCTACGCCTCTCTTGTATTCATTCAAGAAAGAGACAATCTCGGAATCTGACATTCCCTCGATAGATTGTTTCATTGGAAACCTTCCGCTTATGTTAGAACTATTGTAGCAGAAATAAAAACTATTACCTGGGTTGAAAACCCGCTGCCCCCTGTAAAAATACCACCGAACGCAATGTCGGTGGTATGTGGTATGTGGTTGGTTAGTGGATTACTATCTCCACAACTCCGCGAGACTTGTCTGCGAAGAATCCGTATTTCCCATCTCCAAAGTGGTAGTAAACATCAGCGATTTGGTAGCCCTTGCCACGATAGAAAGCCTGTCGCTTTTCAACAGAGTTAGCCCCAGAGACATTGACCCAAGCAACCTGACCTTCGCCAACCTGAACGCACCAGACCGAGCCATACTTGCCATCAACGATTTTGGCATCAACTAAGTTGCCCTCCAAGTCCACCAAGCCCAAGACTGAATCAACTCCGTGATTACGAGCCAAGTTAGCCTCACGGAACTTGTTGCTCATCATCTGGTCGTGGTAGAAAGCATAACCATCATCTTGAAGGATTCGGTGCTTGTCCTCCTCGATTCTACGAGCCTCCTGCTCGCACTCAACTGCGTAAGCCTCCCACTCTTCTGGTGAGACACCCTCGCGAAACCAAATCTGTCGCTCGCCCATTACGAACTCCTTTCCCTTACATCTTTAGTATAGCAGTTGTCTACGACATTCGCAACTAGAAACACGCATCTGCCGAACAATGACTTCGGCTATGTCCAATCTTCCGACCACCATAAAGACAACTCCAATGAGGAGGAGTGAATCCGCCAGACTTACAACGCTCGCAGTTCTCCAACTCGATTCGGTCTCGCTCTTCCTGTTCGGCTCTCGCCTTAGCCTGTGCCTCTTCTTGAAGACGATACTGCTCAAGGCGTGCCTTTTGCTTATCGGTAAGTTTCTTCGGTGCTTTTAGCAGACCGCCGATTAGCACGCTCGCATCACCCACCGAGAGATTAGCCACGACCACAGGCTCACCCCACTCACGCTCTGCCAATAACTTTTGAATCAAATCCATTTGTTTGATAGTTGCCATCATCATCACCATACTTTCTTGATACAGACAGGGCCGATTCCCTGTTCAACACTCTTAGGGTCATTCAGGAAACGACCACAGACACAGCACAGCCCAGTAGCCATACCGAAAGCCTTAGCCTCTTCTAGAGACATACGCTGACTATCCTTTAGGCGATAGATTGCCCCAGCCTCATACTCCCAGCCTCCAGTAAAGACCAGTTTCTTAGCGTAGAACCGACCAGTATTCTGGCTCGGCTGAACTCGGTAGATGTCGCCATTCTCGACCTGATAGATTCCGTGCTTGCTCACGATACCAGCACTCTTAGGTGCTTTTAGCAGACCCTCAATCAAGGTGCTTGCCTCTTTACTCGATAGGCTTGCCAACTCGACAGCCTCTTCCCATACACGCTCTGTTAGTAGGGTCTCGATGAACCCGACCTGACGCTCACTTGCTTTATTCATTTTACCAACTCCTTCACTTTTAGAATACCAGACTCGACTGACATTTGTCAATCCCATTTGGCTTATGTCGCAGATTTCTTTTTCGGAAGGCGAGATTTCCAGGGGGCTATGCTTTTTCAACCCCCGCATTTTACTTTTTCAAAAATAAAACATAAAAACATAAAAAAAGAGCCAACCCGAAGGCTGACTCTTTTATGTGAGGGGAGTTGATTGCGATTTATCCACTCGCTAGTGGGGAGATTGCTCAATCTCCTAAGATTTGGTTGCCTCTGCCTTTAGTTCATCAAGGCGAGCATTGAAAGCCTCAAAGAGTTCGTTGAACCCTCGAATCTGCTCTTGTGTCATTGCGACTGCCTCTTCATTTCGAGCAATGGTCTTAGAGTTCTTCTCGATGATGTCTAGGAGTTGCTTGAATCCGTTAGTTGTCTCGACCAGCCCAACCTTCACTTCATCGAAAGTGAAAGACGGAATCTTGTCAATAAATGTTTGATAGAGTTTTGTCATTTTGTGTTTGTCTCCTATTTTCTGTTTCCGAGTGCTACGACAACAGCACCGAAGATTAGTATTAGTCCCAATCCGTTTCCGATTAGGAAAGAATTGAATGAATCATTCTGAACGAAGAAGAACCATCCAGCACCTACCGAGTAAGCACCAAGTCCAGCGAGTAGATAGGTCATTTGTTGTCCTTCACGATTAGCGGTCCGATAGCGAACATAATGGTAGAGATTACCCCTAACGCAAGTCCGTCATTCCAAACCTGATTTACACTTGCTGTCGGTTCAGCACCTAGTCCGATTAGAACCGCGATAAATAAAACCCAAGCACCAGCAATGAATGGTGTTGCTATAACTCCAAGAACTGCTCTGCGAATTACATACTTCATTTTATCTCCTTCACTTCTAAGGTATCAGATAAGATACCGCTTGTCAAGACTATTTTCCGTCTCTATGGTCAGCCCAATACTCTTGCTCAAGTTCTTCCTTAGTAGGAAGTTCCTTCTCCAACTGACCTTTACACTTAGGACATTCCGCATAAGCAGTATTGCCCCAATCATCAGTAGAGCCATCGAGTTCAAACTCTTCTTCACACTCCGAGCAATCGAAAGTGCCAGAGTAGTCTTGCGAGTAGATACCCGAACCACGCATCGAGCCTTCTGGATAGTTAGACATTAGTTTCTCAACTTTCTATTTAGAACCAACACTATAAGAATAGATGTAGCCTCTGACATTTTAGCCAGCGACCAAATCAAGTTCTCTTAGAACTTTTGAATCAACGACATCCGCATCGGAGGCATCCCAAACAACCATTCGATAACCTGTCTCGATTATGATTTGGTGGATAGGAACTCTCAATCCGCGAGCCAGAGATTCCATCACGATAGAGGATGCGTCTTTATGACCACGCTCGATTTCAGAGATGTATCCGAGAGCAACATTAGAACGCTTGCTCAATACTCGTAGCGTGAGATTTCTCTCCAACCGCAACTCTCTTATGACATCGCCAAGTGCGACTTTGAACTCCATAGATTCCTCGTTTCGTCTTTGTGTTTTTCAGGATACTAGACAACTATGTTGTCGTCAAGTTTCTCTTCTTTTAGCAACTCATACTTCTCAAGTTTTCTTCCATCAACAAAAAGATTGTCAAGTTTATACTCGGCGTGCTTTTTATTGTTGGCGATGATTTTCACGACATCCAAAGGTTCAAGCCCAGAGATTCGATAAAGGTAAATGTTAGCCATCATCATCCTCTCCGTAATCTACGAACAGGTCTAGGTGGAAGTTCTCCACTATCACGGAGGCAGGTGCTACACCTTTACCCTGATACTGAACGCCATCTGGCAGAGATACTTCTACTTCGCTCTTCTGGTCTGAACACAACTTGATTGCCAACAGGCAAGCAGGATGGAACGATTCTGGAACAGGTGGATAGCAGTTGCTAGTCAAGTGAAGTTTTACTTGTTCTTCAGTTGATAAATCGGAACTTATGATTCCGAGTAGATTTTGTAAACCCATTTGTCAATGTCCTTTCGTCTTTACACACTTACATTAGTAGTATAGCAGATAGACTACTCTTCCGCAACTACCTTCGACTGACCTTGCGGAACAGACACGATTACTTTAGGACCTAGATACTTAGGGTCTGAAGTTAGGTTTGCGTAATGTTTTACGACCTCACCTAAACTCTGCTCAACGAACTCGATAGTGGTTGCCCCATCCTTAGTGATGGAGGACTTGTCTACCTCGAAGTCTAGCGATACACGAACTCTGATTGTTTCTGCCATTGGTTTACACCTGCTTTCTTTTATTATTCTACACTTTTTCGGTATAGGTTATTGGAGAGGAAATCTCCTCACATAAATAGGTTATCAGTTGCCAAGTCTAATGTCAAGAACAGGGGGCTGCTATTTTTATACCCAGGAAATCAAAAAAAAAGAAAAAACCAGACATTTTTAGTGTCTGGTTCTTCCTTCGGTAAAACTATGGAGTTTCTAGAATCCGAACATAAACTATTCGATTGTTTCCGAAATCCGAGATGTTTTGGATGTGAGTTCCACCGAACCCACGATTGGCATTGACGACTTTGCCATTGCCAATGTAAATAGCAGAGTGATAGTAGGACTTGTAGCCCTTGTATCCGAAAGCAACGATGTCTCCAACTTTAGGAGTGTCTACTCGTTTGCCCTCGTAGGCTTGCTTTGTAGCAGAGTGAGGAAGTTCCTTACCCAACTGCTCGTAAGCCCATCTAACCATCCCAGAGCAATCCCACCCGTAAGGTGATGAGCCAGAAAACACATAAGGTGTCTTACCAACTCGATTCTTCAAAGCCTTTACAACTTTGACGATTCTTGCTTTGTTCTTGATTAGTCTTGCTTTGTCAGCAATCTGCTTTTCCATCCAAGTCAAGACTTTCTTGTCTTTGATGAGCAGAAATACTGGTTTTTGGTTATTAGGAATGACGATGTGTTGAGTTTCCACACTCCTCGTCTTTCCATCACTTGCTAACGGAACTGCTATCGAAGAGGATGCTGAACACCCTACCAATACCAATCCCATTGTTATTGCTAGCAACCATTTCATTAGGCGACCTACCTTTCACATTCGTTTAGTTCTAGGGTCGTTGCTTGTTTTGGTTCTCCCAATACCTATTTAGTTGTCCTAATAGGATACCATCTATTGA